GAGCGGTGGGGGCAGATCGGCGTCCCGCCGTACGACCAGTTGGCGCTGGAGCTTCAGTCGATTGGACACGACGTGCGAGACCGTGTCTCGGTGCTCGCCTTTCGCCTTGGACTTGGGAGGGTGGCAGCATGATCGATATCCCGAAGAACATCCGTGAACCGTGGGGTAGGGCGCTGAAGCAAGCCCAGCGCAGCATCTCGATTGGGTCGATTCCGGTCGACGTGGTCGAGGAACTGATTGGCATGATTGTGTCGCAGCACGAAGAGCTTTGCGAGCAGGACCGCAAGTGGCGCGACCGCGAGCGGTTCCTGGAGCGGCAGATCGTGATGTGTGGCGGTGGCTTCGATAAGCGCGGCCTTGAAGGTGAGCCAAGAGGCCTTATGGTGAAGCATGGAATCCACACCGTGGTGGAGGATTCCCGATGATCGATCCGAGTGGCGTCGGCGCGGGTGCCCGTGGTCGTTCCACGGGCGCCCGAAGCCGCCGTAAAGGCGCTGTAGGCGAAGCGGAGGCTGCGGCTGCCCTTGGGGCCGTCCTTGGCAAGCCGTGGCGCAGGACGGCTCAGCGGTGGGGCAAAGCGAAAGCCGACATCGAGCCCTGCGACGGGGGCGTGGGCGTCCATGTCGAGGTGAAGCGTGTTGGTTCACTCCTCAAGCGTTGGTCGTGCGCGGTGCAAGAGCACCCGCTGATACTTGGCGGGGAGCTGTACTGCTGCTCCATCGAGAACCTTGTGTTCATGCTCGACCAGATGGAGATCCCAAGGGTGTGCGCCAAGAGCTCGACCGTGATGCGCTACATGGCGCAAGCCGTGCGCGACGCTGAGGATGGCCTGGTGCCGATGCTCATGTGCCGAATGGATCACGGGCCATGGCTGGTGTGCTGGCGCTTCGACGATGATGACCGGCTGACTGCTGCCTTACGGGAGGCCATGAAGTGAAACGCTTCCGGTACCAGGGTGGGCTTGGCAAGGCCATGAGCATGGTCAACACCACGCGGTCGCGTGGTGGTTCGTGGACGCGCAAGGCCAAGCAGCACAAGGCGATAGAGATTCAATGTCGCAAGTGTGGCAGCATCGTTGGCCTGGAGTGCGATCACATCGTGCCGCTGCACCGTGGTGGAACCAACGACGCATCCAACCTGCAGAGCTTGTGCAAGGAATGCCATGCCGCAAAGACAGCAAATGAAGTTAGTGGGAGGTGATATGAAAGAACCAAGAATCAGGGGGCAAAACTCAAACAGCTCAAACGAGCGCGGGAAAATTGCGGAAAGGGCGGTATGCCAATACTTCAAAAACCGGGGTCATATAGTCAAAGACGTGGCAGGCTTTCAAGTTCAACACGACTTGGAGGTAAGCGGTATCGGTAGGGTGCAAGTCAAGTCGGTGCACCTAAAGACACACAAATCGGGGACTTCAAAGGCTTGCAAAGTGTTCTCGGTTTTTTTGGGATCAAACCAAGCAGGTTGGTACGCATCGGACGCATTTGATGTGTTGGCCCTAGTTTGGACTCCGAAAGACACGCATTACGTTGTCTGCATTCCAGCCAACCAAATTATTTCAAAGCGTGATGGGAAAAGAATGGCCAGCACATTTAGCGTTGGCATGACCAGGTTTCGTAACCTTATGCAACCTGTTATAAAATCAGAATTTACATTGTTATATGAGGCGGACTAAAGTCGTTAACGCACCCCCCCGTTCGACGCCGAGCCCGGTTGTTTCCCGGGGGCACCGCGCTTTGGGAACCTCGAAAACCGACACGCGCCGCAAGCATCGGCCAGCACCGCCTTTATGCGCCGAGCAAGCGGACGCCTATGCCCGTGGCATCGTCGATGGCACGCTAGTTGCCAACGCTCGCGTGCGCGATTCGTGCCGCCGCTACCTCGCCGAACGCCTCGATCCGGCGGCGGCGTCAGTGTGGTGGGACGAGCAGCTGGCCGACAGCGCCCGCGACTTTGCCTTGAAGTGCGGGCAGGGCGCGGAGGCTGGGGCAGGGGACCCGCTCGTCTGGTTGCCCTGGCAATGCCTGGTCGCCATGATCCTCCTTGCCCGCCGGCGGGTGGTGAACGGCACCAAGACGGATACTCCAGCCACGAAGGCGCTGCTGCTGGTGGTGTCACGCGGCGCAGGGAAAACCGAGTTCGCGGCGTCGATGATCATGGCCGCGATGCGCGACCCGGAAACGCGCCTTGAGTTCGCGTCGGTCGCGCCGGACGGTCGCCTGGCGCAGAAGACCTTTGAGCGGATGCAGACGATGAGCCAGACGCTCGACGCGAAGGAATGGAAGGCGACCGGCGGCAGCACCCCGGCGCACCCGGGCAGGGTGAAGCACGGCGGCAACCGTTACATCTCGCTTCCCTGCACGGACAAGGCGCTTGACGGTCTGACTACCCGCCTAGTCGTGGCCGACGAGGTGGCTCGCATGGAGTCGGCGTTCGGTCGCCTCCTCACCGGCTTGGCGAAGTTCGCGACCAGCCAGACGCTGCTCATCACGACGCCCGACCCGGAGCAGAAGACGAGGCCGATCTGGGGCTACTGGGACGCTTGTGAGCGGGCAATCAACGACGGCACCCCGTATCCGCCGGGCTGGTGGCCGCTGCTCTACGGGCTCGACCAGGACGATCAAGCCGCCGACCCGAAGGCGTGGCCCAAGGCGAACCCGTCGCTCGGCGTGATTGTCGACCCGGCGCAGCTCGAGCTGGCCGCCAGGACGATGCTCGAGAGCGGCGACCCGGCGCAGATTGCAGAATTTGAGACGCAGTTGGCTTGCCGATACCACGAATTGGCGACCACGGACGTCGACCTCGGGGTGCTCGAGCGGCAGATGCAGAAGACCGACTGGGACCGCCTCGCCGGTGCGCCAGCCGTCATCGGCATCGACCTTTCCCGCGGCGGCTACGGGGCGCAGCTTGACCTGACCACGATCTGCCTGATGGTCGTGGACGGCAACACGATCCGCGCCCGCAATGTCTCTTGGTGGGCAGGGACCGACATTCAACTCGACGAGCGGCGCTGCAAGAACCCGCTAGGCGCGTGGGTGGAGCAGGGTTTCCTGCGCCGGATGCCTGGCGAATGGCACGACATGGCCGTGGTAGAGGCCGAAATCGAGGCGCTGATGGCCCGATACGACGTGCGAAAGATCGGCGTCGACCCGCACCCAGCCCAGGCACGCGACATCAAACGGTGGGCAGACCGCGGCTGGCCAATCATTCCGGTTGATCAGTCGATCCGCACGATGGCGCCCGCGTGGAAGTTGTGGGGCGACTTGCTCAAATCGAAGCAACTCATCTACGAACCGGACCCGGTGTTGCGCTCGGCGCTGAACGCCGTGCGCTTGATCCGCGACAACGTCGGCAACACGCGCCCGGTGAAGGGCCGAAGCAACGGCAACACCGACGCGGTCGTCGCTGGCAACATGGCGGCGCTGCTGATGGAGCACCACCAGGTGCGTGAAGCAACTGGTCTCTCGACATCGTCGTGTCCAATCGGATAGACACGGTTACAAGAATTCCGGGTTGACGTTTCGGGGCAGAGTTGTTCCATCTGCTCCGTGGGCATCTTTGCACGATTCTTCGGCTTCAAGTCCGGCGTCGCGATCTACACGCGACCCGAGCCGATCATTGCGTCACCAGCTGACGCGATCCCCGCCGTCGTTCGTGCAACCAACCTGATCTCGGCGGATATCGCTCGCCTTCCCGTGTCTGTGTACGACAGCGAGGGCCAAGAGATCGTGGGCCATCCGGTCGAGATGCTGCTGAACCGCGACGCCAGCCGCTGGCAGTCCGGCTACGAGTTCCGCCGCTACACGACCTCCGTCGCGCTGACGCACGGCAACGGAATCGCGCTGATCCGACGCGGAAGCGACGGCGAAATCGCCGAGCTCCAGCCGGTGCCCGCCGACGCCATGAGCGGCGAGATCACCGAGGAAGGCGTGCAGTACCGCATCGGAAGCCTGGTGATGAATGCCGATCAGGTGCTGCATATCGGTGCGTATCCCGATCACCTGAATCCGTGCTGGTACCGCTCGCCGCTCGACGTGGCCCGCCACGCCATGCAGCTCGCTGCCGATGAGAACGGCGCCCACGCCTCGCTT